AATTCTGGTAATGACCAAATAAAGAAAATCCTACATAATCTGTTTTATGATATATTGAATATTGAATTTAATCTCTGGCCATGGATTCGTAATATGTGTAAGTATGGTGATTTCTTTTTAAAGTTAGATATTGACGAAAAGTATGGTATTACGAATGTGGTTCCTTTACCAGTTTATGATGTTACGAGATTAGAGGGTTTAGACCCGGAGAATCCTGAGTTTGTCAAGTTTGTTATAGAATCAAACAGTCAACCATCAAGATATAAAAAACAAAACTCCTCTACAAAAGAAGAATTAGAAAATTTTCAAGTAGCACACTTTAGATTATTATCAGATTCTAATTACCTACCATATGGTAAGTCACAAATCGAGGGTGGTAGAAAAATTTACAAACAGTTGACATTGATGGAAGATGCTATGTTGATACATCGTATTATGAGGGCACCTGAAAAAAGAGTATTTAAATTAGATATTGGTAATATTCCACCAGCAGAGGTTGATAATTACATGCAACAAGTTATCAATAAAATGAAAAAGACACCCATTATTGATGAGACAACGGGTGATTACAACTTAAGATATAATATGCAGAATATAACTGAGGACTTTTTCTTACCTGTACGAGGAGGTGATAGTGGTACAAGTATAGATTCATTACCTGGTTTAACCTATGAAGCTACTGAGGACATTGAATATCTTAAAAATAAATTACTATCTTCATTGAGAATACCAAAAGCATTCTTGGGATTTGAAGAGAATGTTGGTTCGAAAGCTACTTTAGCAGCTGAGGACGTAAGATTTGCTCGCACGATAGAACGTATACAAAGAATATCTGTAAGTGAATTGACTAAGATAGCTATTGTACACTTATATGCACAAGGATATACAGACTCAGATTTAATTGACTTTGATTTAAAATTAACAAGTCCATCCACAATATACGAACAAGAAAAGATAGAACTTTGGGATTCTAAGACAAGATTAGCCTCCTCAATGATTCAAGATGGTTTATTGTCATCGGAATGGATATACAAAAATATATTTAATTTTACTGATGAAGAAATTAAGAACGAAGACGAGGGTATAGTAGACGACTTTAAACAAAAATTCAGACGTTCACAGATAGAAAATGAAGGAAACGATCCTGAGGAGAGTGGTGAAGCTACAGGCACACCATCCGATATGGCTATGGGAAGAACAGGACATGAGTTAGATGACAAGGGTGGTTCACCTAAAGGTGGTTTTGAGGGTGCTGGTCGTCCAAAAGAAACACCAAAGTATGGAAAAGATTTTAGTGCAAGAGGTAGAGACCCCTTGGGTAATGTAGATAGAAAAAATAGTACAAAATCTTCAAGGACTTTAGCATTAGCACACTTCGATAAATTGAAGAAATCTATGAAGTTAGATAATGAAACTAAAATTTTAACTGAAACAAATGAATTACAACAAGAATATATTGAAGAAGTTGACTCTCTCACAAATGAATAAAATCAACTTACTTTATATTTATAATTAACCATATATATACTAAAATGGAGCTTTTTACAATGGGTAAAAAATTAAAGCACTCAAAAATAAAAAATACGGGTATACTTTATGAGTTACTTACCAGACAAATCACCGTCGATGTTTTGAATGGGAAAGACTCTAAAGCCGTAGACATAGTCAAAGAGGCATTCAATGAAAATACTTGTTTGGGTAGGGAACTACAGTTATACAAGCTATTGACAGAAAAAAATTATAAATCAGAAAATAAGGCTAATCATCTTTTTGAAATTGTTGTAAAGTCACGAAGAAGAATTTCAAATGCCAAGATTAAGAATGAAAAATACAATCTTATTAAAAAAATCAATGAGTCCTTTAATGCGAAAGACTTTTTCAATGGTAGAATTCCTAATTATAAATTATTAGCATCAATCTATAACGTATTTCAAAGTGAATCGTCACAAGATGAATATAATGCTGAACAAGTGTTAAATTCAAAATTTACCGTGCTTGAGCATATTACTAATAAAAATATTAATAATAAGCAAGAAGTAATAAAGGAATACAGTCAAAATGATAAAGACCTAAGATTATTGACGTATAAAATTTTAGTTGACAAATTTAATAAAAAATACAAATCGTTAGATGAATCACAAAAAGGTTTGCTTAAAAACTACATTAATAATATAAGCAATACAAATCAGATGAGACAATTTGTGAGTGAAGAAGTCAAATCTGTACGTGAAAAGCTCCAATACCATCTACCGAAAGTAAAAGATAAGGTTACAAAGATAAAACTTTACGAGGCAATCAAACAAATAACTAATTTGACCAAGGGTAGAATAATAGAGGAAAAACAAGTATTGACCTTGATGAGATATTATGAGTTAGTTAAGGAGATTAATAATGTCCACAAACGACAAGATTAAAGAAATTATCAGAGGGCTGATTCGTAAAGAAATTGAAGAAGCCTCTATGACAGGTAACCTTGATGGCGGTGAAGGGCCACCTAAAACACCATACGCTTTTCAGACTAAACCCAAGTCTAAGAAAGATAAAAAGAAAGAAAAGGCTATCACAACAGCTGGTGGATATTCTAAAGTGGATGAAGCTAAATTTCATGTTAAAGTCGATGGTTTAGGTAGTGTTATAGTTGATGCTGGTTCTAAGGCTGAAGCTAAAATGATTGTTGCAAAACAATTAAAAAAACGTGGAGATATTGTAAGCGTAACCAGAGTTCAACCAAGTAAAGCAAAACAGGTTGATAAGAGACTTGAATCTGTAAATGAAGGTCAGTATCATAATTATAGAAATGATGATACAATGACACCAAAACAAAAAATTGGTTTATCGATGCGTGAAGTCCGTGACAAGTTAAACGAACTTGATAAACTTGTAAAGATAAACGTAAGACTTAAGAACGAATTAAACGTGGATTCTAAAACATATTGGAAAAGAACCCATGCGGCTATGAAAAAAATAAGTGAAAGATTGGTAAAATTAGCCAATAAAGTTGGACAACTATACTAAAGGAGTTAGGTGTGAATAAACAACTAATAGTAGATTATCTACCATTTGAGATTGAGCCAGACCAAATTAACGAATCCATCAAAGAAAATAATGGAAAGTTAGTCGTCAGAGGTGTATTACAAAGAGCTGAATCTAAAAATCAAAACGGAAGAGTATACCCAAAAGACATCTTAATGAGAGAGGCTAAAAAGTATACAGAGGAATTTATAGAGCAAAGAAGAGCCATGGGCGAACTTGACCATCCAGAATCTTCAGTAGTAAATCTACAAAACGTATCTCACAATGTAAAAAAGATGCACTTTGAAGGTGACAACTTGATGGGTGAGGTAGAAGTATTAGGCACACCAAGTGGTAATATTTTAAAAGAGTTATTTAAATCAGGTATTAAGTTAGGTATATCCTCAAGAGGTATGGGTTCCGTTGAGACAGTAAATGAAAATGGTGCGGAAGCACAAGAAGTACAACCAGACTTTGAACTTATCGCTTTTGACTTTGTGTCCAATCCATCAACACATGGAGCTTTTATGTATCCTGTAAACGAGTCAGTAAATAAAGAAGTACCATCTGGCAGAGCTTGTGGTGAATATTGTAAAGTAGAATCAATTATTAACGATATAATGAGAGGCTAAATGAAAGACTCTTTAAAAATGTGGAACAAATGGCGAGATTGGAGACTTGAGGAAAAGATTCCGATGGGTTTCGCAGGATATAAAAATTACTTTGATACCATTGAAAAAGGTATAGAGAGGGTCGAGCGAAATATGAAAACCCTAATTAAAGATTTAGCTAGGGATAAGGATGGCGATTACAAAAAAGAGGTTTTAGAATTACAAAAAATATACAAAAGAAACTTGATTGAATTTAAAGTAAAATTAGCTGATTTCAAAAGAAAGAACACCGATGATTAAATTAGTTGATTTTTTAAATGAGGGGCCAGAGGAGCAAAGACCTGCTGATAAAGAAGTACAAAGAATTGTTAAAGCTGAGGCAAAACTTCGTGAGAGAATGTTAAAGTTAGAACAGATTTTTCTAAGGGATGCACGACCCGAAAATGTCAAAATAGCTAAAGATATCAAAAAAGTTTATAAGGACACGGTTACAAAGTTTATGAGAGAAATGATTAAACTAAGAAAGAAAATGAAATGATTAAGTTAAAAAATATCATGAATGAAAACTATTGGAATAATCGTAAGTTTGGAGAACCATTACCAACATTAAGATTAGAACAAGATGAACCAGAACATTTTGGTGGTGGTGAAAATATTAAGATATTTGACTTTGAAACAAAACATTTTGATATATGTCGTTCAGCTGTTAATCTTTACCAGAGACTTACTAAGGATGTTGATAATACAG